GCCAGAACCTTGTAAGTAGGGTTCGCGTCCTCTTTGTCGCGCACGTCACGCACCGTGTTGTAGTGCAAGCCCGTAGCCGCTGCCACCGCCCCCGGCCTACGGTCGCGCAGTGCGGCCCTGATTTGCTCCAGCGTCATCATCATTTTTTCTCCTGTGTGGGTTGTTGGTGTATGTATTCTACACCAGAGCATAAAAAATCTACTTTGCGCGGTCAAACCCGTGTTACACTAGCGCCGACACACAGCACAGTGCAGTGTGTACCAACGCAACTAAGGACTCAGCCATCATGGCCTTCAACCTCGCAAGCATTCAAAAAACCCGCCGCATCCGTGCGCCGAAAGTCGTTATCGTCGGCCCCGGAAAGGTCGGAAAAACAACATTTGCGGCCAGCGCACCAGCGGCCATTGGCATCCTGACCGAAGACGGCAGTGATGCAGTCAACGCCGATGCCTTCCCATTGTGCGCTACCTTGCCAGAGGTGTACGAGTGCATTGGCACGCTGCTAAACGAGGAACACAACTTCCAGACAGTGTTTGTCGATTCACTCGACTGGCTGGAGCCTCTTGTGCATGACCATGTGTGCGCTCAAAACAAGTGGGCAAACATCGAAGCCCCAGGCTACGGGCGCGGCTACGTGGCAGCCAGCGCTGAATGGCGCACGCTGTTGCAGGGCTTTGAAGCCCTGCGCACCGAGCGCAACATGGGCATTGTGATGATTGCGCATGACAAAGTGAAGCGGGTTGAATCTCCACTGACTGACGGCTACGATAGCCACGTAATCAAGCTGCACGAAAAAGCCTCCGCCATCGTTAGTGAATGGGCAGACGTTATCGGCTTTGCAAGCCACAAAATCTACACCACGGAAAAAGACGCTGGCGGATTCGGCAAAAAGGAAACCAAGGCCATTGCCTCCGGTGAACGCATGCTTATGGTCGAACCTAACCCGGCACACTGCGGCGGCAACCGCTTTGGCCTGCATGATATGCCACTGAGCTGGGATGCGTTTCAATCCGCATTCGCCAGCATCAAGTAACCAACCAACCAACCATTTCCCCCAACCTGAAAGACCATCATGTCCTTTTCTTTTGACGCAACCCAAGTCGCACCCGCAGCATCCAGCGATCCCATTCCGGCCGGGAACTACGCCGCCATGATCACCGAGAGCGAAATCAAGCCTTTGAAATCAGGCAACGGAACAGCCGTGCGCCTGACATTTCAAGTACTCGATGGTGAATTCAAGAACCGAAAAGTGTGGGCCAATCTGAACATCCAGCACACAAACGAGCAAGCTCAGGCCATCGCACAGCAGCAACTGTCTGCGATCTGCCACGCCGTCAACGTGCTGAAAATCAGCAACCCTGCCGCGCTGCACAACAAGCCCATGATCATCAAGGTCAAGGTTCGCCCAGCCCACGATGGCTACGATGCGTCAAACGACATCAGCGGATACTCGGCTATCAACGCAGCATCCGCAGCGCCTACAGCGGCCACCAATGGCACGGCACCGGCACGCACAGCAGCACCGGCAACGCCAGTCACCAAGTCGGCCCCGCCCTGGGCAGCCAAGAAGCCAGCAACGCCAGCACCGGAGCCAGAAGCGGTTGACGACGGGGAAATTCCTTTTTAATAGCGCATAACCGTTAGCACACCAGCGGGCACGGCCAAAAGCCTGCCCGCTTTTTTGTCACCAGCATCAAGATTCAGAAATGAAACAACCGTTCAAAACCATTGCCATCATTGAAGCACCAAAGCCAGCGGAATCGCACCGCGCCCACCTTGGGGCAAGCGCCATCGGCAACCCGTGCGCCCGTGCCAACTGGTACACATTCCGCTGGTGCAAGGCGCAGGTGTTCGAGCCGCGCATGCTGCGCCTGTTTGACCGCGGGCAACGCGAGGAAGCCACGCTCATCGCCATGCTGCAACGCATACCAGGCGTGACCGTTCATGCCGTCGATCCAGCCACAGGCAAGCAATTCGCCTACCGCGCGCCCGGCGGGCACTTTGGTGGCAGCATGGACGGGGCGGCTTGTGGCCTGCCCGATGACCCGGACACATGGCACGTCCTTGAATTCAAGACGCACGGGGAAAAGTCGTTCAACGCACTGGCAAAACACGGTGTAGCGCACGCGAAGCCGGAGCACGTAGCGCAAATGCAGTGCTACATGCACTGGAGCGGCCTCACTCGTGCGCTGTATGTCGCAGCATGCAAGAACACAGACCGCCTGCACCTTGAGCTGGTGGACTACGACGAACAGCAGGCCAGCACGCACATCCGCAACGCCATTGCAATCATCGAAGCGCAAGAGCCGCCGGAGCGCCTGAGCGCAGACCCTGAATTTTTCGCATGCAAGTTTTGCCACCATGCACCCGTCTGCCACGGAACACAAGCGCCCGAGGTCAACTGTCGCACATGCTTGCACAGCACACCAGTTGACGATGGTCAATGGCAGTGCGCCCGCCATCCGGCCAAGATGATGACCGTCTATGACCAGCGCAGCGCCTGCCCAGACCATGTGTACATCCCGCCGCTGCTGGCGAACATCGGCCACCCCAGCGATGCCGACGAAGCCGCCACCTGGGTGGAGTACACCACGGCAGATGGCAAGACGTTCAAGAACGGCCAGCCGCCCGGAGCCTTCGCCAGCCGCGAAATCTACGCATGCCAGGACAAATCCGCTCTGACAATGGTAGCCAGCGAGTTTGCCGGGTTGCGTGCGGAGTTTGGTGCGGAGGTGGTGGGATGAAGCTGCGTGAATACCAACAGCGCACAATTGATAAGCTGTATGAGTGGTGGGGTGAACATGATGGCGTGCCCATCGTGAGTGTGCCAACTGGCGGCGGCAAGTCCGTCATCATCGCGGAGCTGGTGCGCGGCCTGTGGGAGTCATGGCCTGAGCATCGCCCGCGCACAGTCGTACTCGTACCCAGCAAAGAGCTGGCCGAACAGAACGCGGCCAAGCTGCGGGCCATGCTGCCAGATGGCCTGCGTGTCGGGTACTACAGCGCCAGCTTGAAGCAGAAAGCGCCGGATGCTGACGTGATTGTCGCCACCATTGGGAGCATCTACAAACACGCGCACCTGATTGGAAACATCAAGTGCGTGGTGATTGACGAATGCCACCGTGTTGGCACAGACGGGGCAGACACGGGGCAATATCGCCAGTTTCTCAGCGATCTGTCAGCCCTGTGCGAATACCGCTGCGTTGGCTACACGGCAACCGAGTTTCGCGGTGACGGCCTGTGGCTGACGGCTGGAAAGCATCCGTTTTTCGATGGCATCGCCTGCAAGGTACACATTCGCGAGCTGCTTGATGCGGGCCACCTTGCGCCGCTGGTGTTGCCACCTGACGGCACATCCGTAGGTACGCGCATTGATACCGATGGCATCAAAACAACCAGCGGTGACTACAACCTGGGCGAGCTGTCGGAGCGGGTAGATCAGTACATAACATCCGCCGCTGGCGAGGCGGTCGTACTGGCTGCGGAGCGCAAAAAATGGATTGCGTTTACCCCAACCGTGGCGAACGCTGAACACCTGGCAGAGCTGCTGAACGGTCACGGTGTAAGCGCCGCCGTGGTGTGTGGCAGCACGCCAGCTGAGGAACGCGCCGCCAGTATCGAAGCTTTCCGGGCCGGTCGTATCCGCTGCCTTGTCACTGTGCTGGCCTTGGCTACCGGGTTTGATGTGCCGGATATTGACTGCATTTTGTGGCTCCGTCCTACGAAAAGCCCTGTTCTGTACTGTCAAGGGGCTGGCCGTGGCCTGCGTACCGCACCCGGAAAAACAGACTGCCTGTGGCTTGATTTTTCAGACACGTCCGAACGCATGGGGCCAGTCGATACCGTGCGCGGACGCTCCAAAAAGGCCACACAGGACGAAGAAGCGAAAGCACCCAGCAAGACCTGCCCGGAGTGCGGTAACGAAGTTCACGCCGCCGTGATGGTGTGCGAGGCATGCGGGTACGTCTGGCCCGAGCCAGAGAAGCAACCCCGAAGCGTCAGTATGGCCCCCATCCTGTCCACGCCAGCAATTCCGAAGATCACCAGGTACGAAGTCTCGCACGCATCGTACCGCCTGCATCGCAAGCTGGGTAAGCCCGATTCGATGCGGGTTGAATACTGGTCGGGCATGTCTGTGGTCGGCACAGAATGGGTGTGCTTTGAACACGACGGGTACGCCAAGAAAAAAGCAGTTGGCTGGTGGGAAAAGCGCACAGATTTGCCAGTACCAACCATTTCACGGGATGCCGTTGACGCAGCAGCGATTCACCCACCACGCAAGCCGGTTGCGATTTTTGTGGATGAATCAACAAACAAGTTTCCGGTGATTGTGAAATACGAATTTCAGGAAGCGACAGCAGACGCAGAATGAGCAACAAAAAACCCGCACAAGGCGGGTTTAGTTTTTATGAAAATTGGTTTGTCATCGTGGCCCCACCATGAACACGCGATACCACTTTCCCCATATATGAATGAACACCCCGGCGTGGTGGAACAGCTTCGGTGTGCGGTAGGTGAGTTTCATTCCGCCTCCGGTTTGCCGTACACCCGCTTGAAGTTCTCTGCATCGCATTGCGACACGTACACGGATTCACACCCAGGAACCCAGCTCACCGGGTATCTCACTCCTGGCAGTGTGAATTGCGCACGCATTTCGGAACCACGACTTGGCCACGGTTTGTTGCACTCGGTGGCTATCACGCCAGTAGCCATTGGCCAGTGCGTCAGCGCGGCCTCAATCGCGGCAAGCTGGCGGTGCGTACGCTGGCGTTTTTCTGCCCAGTGCTCCATCTTGCAGGTCGGGCTACAGTAGTGGGCCTTGCCATCATCGACCGGATCGCACTCGTCGTCGCGGTCACCATCACCTCTCCGACCGTCCTCGTCAAAGCGTAAACCGCAGTGCGAGCACTCAAACCACCAGCCGTTTTCAAGGCAGGCATGTAGGGGAACCGGGCCTGGTGCGTACTGGTCTGCCCACGGTGCGCGGGTGCAAGATTCGACTTCTTCAAACTCCAATCCCAGTTCGCCACCGCCTTCCCGGCGGGCCGTGGCGCTGTTAGTCGCAAATGCGATGACGCAATTCCCTTCGTCGCCATCGCGCACTTCGTATGCTTTCATTAATTTACTCATCACTTTTTACCTTTCAGTTTTAAAACATGCCTAACCGGCACAAACTCACCCCAAGCATACACCGCCTGAACCGTCACACCACACAGCGCAGCCACCGCTGCAATGCTGCCGTGCTGCGTTACGGCATCGGCGTTCAATCCGCCACCCCATAAATGCGCTTAATTTCGTCCTGACGGTCAAGCGGAGGCGTAGCGCCCCAGCGGGTGACCGAGCTTGGAAGAATGCCAAGCGCACGAGCGAGGCGGGACTTGTTTCCAGCCAGCTTCACGGCCTGGCGCGTGGTTAACGGCTTGTGTGGACGCAGCGTTGCGGGCTGCGGAGGTTGTGTTTTCATGTTGCCTTTCAGGTTGTCGGTGGCCGCATTGTAAAGCAAATAAAAAGCAAAATAAAAACAAACACAGCGCAAAAATGATGTTATGATTCAGCCCATGCCGAAACGCAGTGCTTCACAGCAGCGGCAGGCCGGGGTTAGTCAACCGGGGTAACAAATAGACGAGTCGTGAGACGCAGCTTTGATCCGGGGTCGCCAGTAACCGGGGAGCCACATGGAATGAATCCGAACGGCTAAATGCCCTTCGGTGAGGCGAAGAACAGCCAAGAAAAACAAAGGTTCATGCCCGTTGGAATACGGGCAAAACCAAAGCGCATTCGCTGAGTGCGTTTCGGTTTTCAACAAGGAGAAATCATGGAGTTTCAGGCAATTTTGTCTTTGGATGCAGCCCTGGCTGCGGTGCAAGATGACTGCTTCGCGCTGCGATACGTCAAAGATCAGACAGCTGAAATCGCCCTGGCTGCTGTGTCACGCAACGGAGAGGCGCT